CCACCACGACCTTCTCTAGTCGCATCGTTGACTTCACCTACTGTATCTTCCCAGATGTCCAGATCGTGGAAACCCACAGTCATAAACACTTCGTCAGCCATAGCACCGACAGGTGATGACAAGGCAGGACCGTTGTGACATGCATAACAGTTACCCTTACCAAAGAACACCTCTGCGCCTGCGACTTCAGATTCAGTCATCGCAGTTTCGTCACCTTTCAAGTATGCTTGGAAGGGCGCTTGGTTTGCAAGAATGGTTCGTTCGTATGCGGCGATCGCCAGTGCAGTCGCTTCTAACATATCGTCGGGTTCTGCGACACCGTACGCAGCTTCAAACATCTCACGATAAGTTTCGTTAGTGCGCAGGATAGAATCATCTGTGTCACCCTGACGATGCACACCTAGACCCGCAACTGCTTGTGTCTCTAGACCAGCAAAGTTGCGTAGGTTTGCTTCTTTCGGAGTACCTTCTGTGAAGTGACGATCGGGATCAATACCAACATTGACATTACCCGCAATCACATTACCTAACTGACCATTCCACAACATCACTTCTTGGAATGCCGTGTTGAGTACAGTGGGTGATGCAACAGGTTGCACATCGATGTCTTCGGGATTGATACCCTCCATCACCATGCGGTGATCGAAACCGATACCGCCTTCACCGATACCCTGACGGATACCAGACTTGAATCCGTTCTGTGCATTGTGGCATGACGCACATGAGAACGTGCTCTCACTAGGTCCGATATCACCTTCAGTGATACCAGTTTCGTGATAAATCAACTTGCCTAGTGCGACTTTCTCTGCGGTGATCTCATTGCTGGGATCCTGCGGGATGTTGTCGAAGTCATCACTTGCGGGTAGGATGTATGCCTCGTAAGTACCTGTCGGTGACGTAGAGTCAAGTAACGTGAGTAGATTGTCACGTGCCTCGACTGCGGGGTCGACGGGTGTCGTTACGGGCGTGGATGTGACAGGATCTGCCACGACGGGCGGTGGGGTGTCAGAACCTCCACCAGAACACGCACTTAGAAGTGCAGTAGACACAGCTACAGTTAGTAGTTTCTTCATAATATAAGAGTCCTCTCAATACTCTATTTCAATTTACAAAAAGAATTATACTACAAAATATGAGGACTTGTCAAGTGTGAATAATTATCTATTTTTAACTCGTTTAGTAGCCTGACGTTCTACGTCAATCCACCGTTGCGCTTTCTTACCAACGGGTTTGTCGGTGAATTTCTTTGCATCACGAAATGCAGTCAAAGTTTCTTTCTCGTAGTCTTTACCTTCAGAGTTATCTACGACCAAGAAGTTTACCTTACCAAACATACGTTGGAACTTACCAATATTTCGTTGTACTGCTTTCCAGTATTCGGTAACACCTTTCTTGCCTAGTGTACGTGCACGTTTCGCATCACGGTTGATAGCAGTATCAAGGTCTGTGTTTACGAAAATCATTGCGACATCGTAACCCAAGGCTTTTACTTTCTTTGCCTGTTCAGCAATTTTATCTGGGTCTTTACCAGTACCATCTACTACGAGACCAAGACGACCTTTCAGATATCTCTCTTCTTTCTTTCCGGTAAGTTTTTTTGCCTTACCGCGAAGTTCTTGTCCTTTTGGAGAGAAGATATTGTCCGGAGTCATATCCATATCAACCTTCTTCATTGCGGCTTCAAATGCGTCATCTGAGTTGACAACCTTGTAGCCCATAGAAGTCAGACCCGTCTTACCGACGATGAATGACTTACCAGAACCCGGCCCACCCGCAAGAAAGATTGCCTTGAAGATTGCTGGATCATTAACGCCTTCGTCTAGGAATGTTTTAAAAGTTTTCATTGGATTACAGTCAGTTGGTTATAGATGTGTTTATTTATACAAAAAATGGCGGTGGGCGTAGGATTCGAACCTACGGAACCTCTCGGTTCAACGGTTTTCAAGACCGCCGCTTTCGACCACTCAGCCAGCCCACCTAATCTTATGACTTGGGTTCTTGATAGAACCTTTTGGAAACTGCGTCCCACTCCTGTGGAGATGCATCATTCAATCGTTTGCGTTTGTTTGTCTCGACTAACTCATTAGGATACTCTGGCGGAGTTCTTGTGTTTTGATATTGATCAACACTTTTCGTCAAGGCCTCGAAAGTCTGATTTAACTCTTTGATACTCTGTTGCATTCTCTGCAACTCTGCAATGAAACTCATGTAATCTCCATGATAAAAGGGGGGGAGTTGCCTCCCCCGTTTGCTCTACTGGGCACCACTGATTCAGTTATTTAAAAAGGGGAATCAGACCCTTTATCTTTGGTCGGAGATGTAGGACTCGAACCTACGACCCCCGCATCCCAAATGCGGTGCGCTACCAGACTGCGCCAATCTCCGTTAACTGTTTGAAACAAACTCGTTGATAACCTGAACCCTTTCCATGATATCTTCCATAGTAGGATATGTCGGAAACTCTGGGATGGTATCGACGCCACCAGTTTCAATCAAGACTTCTCGGCGATTTACTTTAGCCCAGTACTCATCTGTTAGGACATTTCTTGCTTCGTTAAAAATTTGGAACCGAAGTTCATATGGATTTGTATTAGACATAATTGTCTCCTTGTGTGTGTTGTGTGTTGAGCAGTTTTCCACATACTCAGGTGACGGGCGTAACGACCAGTGCAAGTTTAAAGTCATTCCGAGACTATCTTTAGTCGAGAGTGATTTCTTCTCTCTTCTTCTTAGCGCCTTGCTTAATTCCAAGGGCGATCTCAAGAATCTCGATCTCCTTGTCCTTACGCTTCTGCCACTGCTGTTCAGTACGGCCGTTCTTCTCAAAGAACTTTGACTCTGTGAGTCTCTCTAGTGCGCCTTCACGGCGACGGCGATCTTCTAACTTACCTCTCATAAACTATCCTTTCTATAAAGTTGGCGGAGCGGACGGGGCTCGAACCCGCGACCCCCGGCGTGACAGGCCGGTATTCTAACCAACTGAACTACCGCTCCAATAATTATGGTTTCAATCCCTTTTTACCTTGGTGGTATCTTCCCCAGATACAGTGAGCAACTTCATGCCCAATCAACTCTGGTTCCCATTGCCACTCAGGGTCTTTAATATAAACTGTACATTCACCCGTTGACGGAATCCATAGAGTAAACGCACTCACCGAATCCCACTTTACACCTAACTTTTTCTTACGAGCAGAGTTGTACTCAGCTTGGTTCTTCAACAAAACAAAGTTAACCTTTGGGCTTAGATTCTCATATTCCTTTACAAGGAACTTAAAGTCATCCGCACCATAACGATATGTGTTAGTTACGCCGCTTGAAGCACAACCTCCTAAAACTAAACTAATCGCTATCGTGAACGTGTAGTTGAATAAGCGCATAATGCAAAACCTTCATTAGATCTTTCCGCGCATCGTCACGAGTCCCCTTCTTACCGTAACGCTGTGCGTACTTCAGTACATTACCGATACAGAAACCTGTACCATGACCCCCATCAATAATAAATTCTGTCGCCTGAAACTTCTCTTTGGCGTAGTGTTGGTTATATGTAGAGTCAATATAACTCGCAAATTCTGCGATCAACTTATCTTCGTTGAACTTGTAGTTGGGCGGAAGGTCTAGTGTGAACTTAGGAATTTCTTCCTCAGTAACATAACCTTCGGCTCTCAGATCTTTTACGTTTTTCATTACCACTCCCTCAAAATAGTTGTTGCAATCATAAATCCGGAGACCGCATTCAACATGATGAGTGCGCGGTCTTTCCAGATAATAGATACCCAAGTCCATAGTATAATACCTACGAACCCTATTGTCAAGTCATACATGCGATATTCTGGGCCCGCAGATCGCATTGCCAGAGAAATTAAAATCATGATTGATGCTGCCCACTTCAGATACCAATCAAAGTTCTCGGGCCACCACTCTCTGTCTGGTTTATTGCGACCGTCTGCTCTCACTTGAGGGTCACCACGTCCTGTCTTAGACATTTAAACTCCTAACGGATTGGTAGACTCAATCCGATTTTTTGCAAGTAGGTGCAAAGGATTAAAGGATTGAATTCTTTTTTGTGCCATATCAATATATTCTTGATGAATTTCAATACCTACATATTTTCTCTCTAAGTCTAAGCAAGACACCGCAGTGGTACCACTTCCCATAAAAGGGTCCAAGACAAGGTCGTCGACATAAGAATAGTAAGATATAATATTGTCGCTCAGTTTTTTAGGAAATGGTGCTAGATGTTTGGAGGCAGTTTCAGGATTAATTTTCCATACATTGGATCTCTCATATCCATCTGATACTAAAGACTCATCTAAGATTTCTCCACTATACGATCTAACAATTTTATCGATTAAGAAATCACACGGCTTTTGAAAAATCAAAATGCTTTCAGTAACCAAATTGGGTTTGTATGCAACTGGTTTGCGATGTTGATAGAAACCTCCGTTACGATTCAAAGCAGACCCTTCCGGTTTCACCCATACTATATCATCAATATATTTCCAACCCATTTCTTCCATAATAGAGAACATGTGGAAAGGTATACCCAAACGAGAGCTTTCTTTAGATCTAGATTCTCTGGCCTGTATCACCGGAGAAACGTTAATAGCGCACATTCTCCCGTCTTTTGTAACTCGAAACACTTCTTTAAATACATCTCGCAAAAAATCCAGATACGACTCATAGGTAGGCCACACTGAATATGATCTTGCATTATAGTAAGGTGGAGAAGTGCATGTAAGATGAACAGATTGAGAATCTAATGTTTTCAGAACATCTTTGCAATCACCATGAAGAATTTGATTAATCATAACGACTCTATACGTCTCGCCGAAGATTTGTGAGAGTTGCAGTCTCCATTTTCTACAGACTTCCGGCCGTGACACAGTTTACAGAAAGTTTTTACATTTTCGGGCACGTTGTTGTAGTGATCTCCATCTATATGATCTAAGTCAAGTGAGTTGGAAAATCCCCCCCAACCGTCTTTCGGTACCGGACAAGGAAAACCAAGTTGGCTATCTGCGTTTTCACAGTAAGTCTTCTTGTGCTGAGTCACACCTTCACGCATCACCCCTGTCTTGATTCTTCGACTACTGCAAGAACTACACTCTGACTTAAACGACCAGTTCTTCCATTCACGAACTGCGACATTTCTATCACAACCATCATTAACGCAAAGAGGCAAGGTTCTTTCCTCATTGTAGAACTTCTCTTTCATAGCAGCAGAAGACATATTCACAATCTCTCTCATCAATTTATGTAACCATTATACCAAATTCTGGAGAAGTTTGTCAACACTTTTTGAAAACTTTATTATGTAAATTTTTCACTTGATCATAATATTGGTGCGAAAGGAGAGACTCGAACTCTCACGCCTTGCGGCACTGGTACCTAAAACCAGCGTGTCTACCAATTCCACCACTCTCGCAATGTGGCTGGCGCGGCAGGGCTCGAACCTGCGACCAGATGATTAACAGTCATCGGCTCTACCAACTGAGCTACGCGCCAAAAAAACTTATATATAATATGTACAGTGTAATAAAACTGTCATACTATTAACTGCCGTGAGGCAACAAAAGTCGTCGTGAGACGACAGGAGAAAGCAAATGAAACTAGTACTAACTTTATTGCTGTTGGTAGCAACACCAGCGGCACTTGCAAACTCAGTCACTATCTGTAAAGATGATAAACTACTTATATCGTCTGATAGTGTGCATATTATATCAAAAAATCACGAGACTGTCAAGTTATCTCACAACTGTGATCTAAATATTTCACCAGACTCTAAAGTCGTGGTAAAAAACAACGGTCGTCGCATCGTCGAAGACCGTAGCATCGTGATTGAAGTAGACGATAAGCGAAACTCATGTGAGGTTCAACAAATCGTCTAGTCTTTAGGCCACCTTTTCTGATTGTGGTATCGCGTTGCGCAAATACCCAAGTATATTTTCAGGAGTGGTCATTTCATACGGATCATCATCCGCGTTATCTCGGATACTGGCTTCACGGAACAATGCCTCGATCACACCATCGGTGACGACCATTGCGTATCGCCAAGAACGGTATCCGAATCCTAGGTTGTCTTTGTCAACAAGCATCCCCATCTCACGTGTGAAGTGACCAGATCCATCTGGAATCACTTTGACTCGCTTGAGTTCTTGTTGACGTGACCATGCGTTCATCACGAAAGAGTCGTTCACGGACATACAGTAGATGTCGTCAATACCAAGATCAACAAACTGATCAAACTTCTCTTCGAATGTCGGTAACTGCATAGTGGAACATGTTGGCGTAAATGCGCCAGGCAATGAGAAGATTACAACACGACGACCTTCTGTGTAGTCAGCCATCGTAGTCTCTTCCCAACGATATGGGTTAGGACCATCTATCTCATCATCACGTACTCGTGTCTGAAACGTTGCTTCAGGCAAAGTATCGCCTACTTTCATTCCGGTGATTTTATTCCACCGTACATCATTATCTGTCATTAATCCTCCATCTCTGACAAAGTTAAACCTTTACTCTTTCTCCATCTATGTAGTGTCTCTTTATGTATGGTTTTATGGGAGTAGTACATCGTAATACCGCCAAATACCATAGGACACATAAAGACTGCGAGAAGACCCAACATCCCTATACTCATTTATATAAATTTCCGTACAGAGTTCCCATTATTCTATGATGAACAATTTCGCGACCTTCGGTCTCTTCAGTACCGCCACACCAAGAACACTCTTCATCTTTACCGATCCAGATGTCGCCTTCAAACATGCAGTTATGATTCCACACTATGGTTGACATATTTGTCCAGAAACACTCATTGAATGTCTTGTCCCAGACTTCGTTGCCTGTTCTTGAAATAGGCGACTCTGCGATCTGTATTAAATTATCCCAACTCATCTTGAGGCCTCGCGTTCT